AAGAATGCGTTCCAAGGGGTTATCTGTAATAATATTATGTTGAAATTTCAATATATTAATGTCTTGATTATAAGTATACTCTATTTCTAAAAATTGTAAATACCTATTCTAATAAAATATGTCATATTTAATCAATAGAAAACTTTGACTATTCCAATTTTATGTTTAATATAAGTATAGCAAGAATTCTCAATTATTATCACAAATTACTTCTTTGTCTAGACAAAATTCTATAATTACACCACCTAATTTTATTAGCGGAACTGATTATTTAAATATCCAATTTAAACTAAGAAAATTATTTTTGTTAATCATAAGACTAGCATTTACACTTTAAAAAGAAACCTAGATTTCAAAGAAATGCTTAATGTTTTGCTTTCAACGGCAGGTAATGGTCAAAACTTGAACCTGTGAAATATTTTTTAGCAGAGAAATGTCTCTCTTTATTTGCGCACAATAAATAAGGATATGGAAAGAAAAAAGTCAATTGAAAGCACATAAACTTTCAATTGACTATAATTCTATTTGTTACATGACGGTTAACTTAATGACATTAAATTAATCCGTTCTTTTTTTACAATCATTTTATATACTTACATTTTCAAGCCACTTTATAGCTTTATCCTCGCTTTGCTCTATCGCTATTTCAACCGCTCTTTTCGCATTTTCTAGCAATTGTTCAGATTGATCTCGGAGAATATATGCACTTACAATGTTTTCCTTAATCTTCACATGTATCTCATCTTTGAACAGCGGTATAGGTAGATTTAGAACATCTTCATCTTTGATTACTGGATAAGAAGTGCCAACATTCCATTTTAAGAACCAATCTTTGTATACTGTAGTTCTTAACAAAACAGAAAGTGTCTCTACTGGATAATCAGATTTTTCATGTAAAACTGTAAATGCACCACTCACAATTAAGTTATCAATTTTATGATTGATTATTGAAACTGCTCCACGGTAAGGTCTGACCTTAGAAATAAGCAGATCATATAGAGATACTTTAATTTTGGCGTTTGCAGGCAATTTTTCTGATGGTATAATATTGAAAGAAAATGAACCATCGCCTACATTTATGTCACTAATTTCAATATATGGATATTCATGCTCTGTTTTTTGATATTTTGTTGTCACTTGTCTGAATTTATCATTTATTGTAGTATATCCGCCTGAATATGCTTTTACATGCCACATATAATCTTCATACTTTGGTTGGTAGTATTCCGCATCAAGGCGACCACTTTTGCCAAAACTATCAGAGAATAACTTAACTGCTACATCTTCTAAAGAAGGTGTGAAATCAGTCATATCAAGTTCTGAGAGTAAGAATTGTTCAGTTTGAGAATATATATTAGCTGCCTTCTTAGCTAAATCAACACCTTTATTAACTGTACACTGTATTTGTTTCTGAAATAGCAGTGAAGTAGAAGGAATCTTTATGTTGCTTATTGTTTCCAAATTTAGCCATTGTTGAACATTGCCTGTAGATGTCCTACTTATCTGTAATTTCCCAAGTCTTGAAGACAAAACGGTCGATACATAATTGGGTAAAAAGCTCTTTAAATTTCTAATAACAGCTAAATTTTGATTTGCTGTAGCGGGTAAACAATCAGATGAAACCACTGCCGCATTTCCTAATGTACCTGCTCTAGGAATGAGAATATCTCCTTCTTCTAACTTCAATGTTAACTTTTCATAAGCGTTATGACTAATTTTGGCACATCCCAAAAAATCGATCCAATTTTCTTTTACATCTTGATTTCTAAAAAAATTTATTCCCTTTTCATATAGCTCTATAAAATTGGTTTGTGAATATGCTCCAAAATCTGTTATTTTATAAGCAATATCGCTTATTTGTTTATATCCAAAGGACTGAATTTGAGCTTCATTTAACAGATATTGTTTTAAAAAATACTCATTATCTAAACGATAATATTTATGTTTAGTAATCTGAGCGAAGCTAATTTCTACTGCTTCCAGCCCATCCATCAATGCCTTATATTTGGCTTCATTGAAAGGTTTAACAGATGGGCTTATCGAAAAAAACTTAAACCTTCCTTTTTCGCAAATTCAATAAATGCTTCGGCAATACCATCCTGTGTTAGACCATCGTGATTATATAGATCATGATCAACAATAAAATGCTTGTGCGAATCTAGGGAAATTTCTCCATTTTTATCTTTCACATATATTTTATCGCCAGAATTATCTTTACTTGGTTTCTGCATTGTAGCAAAAAAGATAGGGTAATCTTCTTTTTTCGGGCATAGTACTTCATCCCACTTTTGCACAAATAAAACTGAGGTTTTAGTTCCAGTGTGAGGTTTAAAAACATTTCCATGAAGACCTACAACAGCAAGAATGCGACAGCGCTCAGCGATAAATTCACGAATCTGTTTATCGCTTGAATTATTGAACCTACCCTGCGGTAATACAACCGCCATTCTTCCGCCTGGCTTCAAAAAATTCAAATTGCGCTCAATAAATAGAATATCTCTGCCAACAGCCTTTTGCCACTTACCTTTATCATTCTTAGCAAGTTCATAATGGGAAAGAATAGTATTTTCTTTAATATCACCTGCAAAAGGGGGATTTGCCATAACAAGGTCAAAGTCAAACTGACTGTAATCATTACTACCTTTTGGTTGTAGCTTTTTTAATTTCTTGAATCCTTCATTATATGTATCGTTCCAGTCTTCCTGCTTGGTGATTTCGTTCCATCGAGAGTAATCAAGTGTATTGAGGTGCAATACATTTGTTTGTCCATCGCCAGCAATTAAATTGAGTGTACGAGCAACGCGTACAGTCTTTTCGTCAAAATCAATAGCGAATACATTATCTCGGACGAAGGTTTTTTCTTCTATTATTCTCTCTGCTGCAGTAAAGCCCTCTCCCTCTTCTAAGCCCTTTTCACGACGAATATCTTTCCACACTTTAAAAATGCTGTGTACAGTAAAACCAGAACTTCCGCAAGCTGTATCAATGATTTTATCCTTAGCAGATGGATTCATCATTTTTACGCACATATCAATGACATAACGAGGTGTAAAGTATTGTCCTTTTTCGCCCTTTTGTGCTTTGCTCATCAGGTATTCAAAAGCATCGTCAACGACATCGAGATTATTGTTAAAAAGCTTAATATCCTGCAAAGTGGAAACACAAACGGCAAGATGAGAGGGTGAAAGCAGAATTTTGCTTTCATCGACAAAAACACCTTCCCACTTCTTTTTTGCATCGTCAAACAAAGCTTGAATTTTAACTTTTAATTCAAAATCAGTATCTCCGCTATTGCGAAAATGTAAATATGCTGTTTTATCGTTGGCACAGATAAGTTCATCGTAAAGTTTTGCGAAAATAAGTTTAAAAATTTCTTCAAATGAATCAACACCTGCACTTGCAAGCACTTCATCTTCCATTTCTTTAATCAAGTTACGGAGAGAGCGTCGTTCGATACTGATTTTATCTCTTTTCTTTAAGTCTTCATAGGTAAATTTTTCGTTTAAAATATCAGATAATTTTTGTGTAGCCTTAGGAATATCGGTAATTGACTCAAAAAAATTTGGGTCTTTTCTATTATAGCAGGATATCTGCTCACCATTTGTCCAAACTCCAATAGGCGCACCTGTAGCATTACAATAGGATTTCAGCTGCTCCTTGCCGTCCGTTAGTTTAGGTTTTTTAAGTTCGACTATAATATACGGTACCATATTACGGTCTTTATCCATAATAGTTATATCCGCTCTTTTTACCTCTCTTCCAAAATGAATTGGCGTTTCCAACTGAATTCTATCAATAGGATAGCCATATTCATTAATCAATCTATAAATATACAGCTGACGAACAGCTTCTTCCGGTGTCAATTTAATATCCTTTTTGCGCACTAAGCATCCTATATATGGTACTTCTGATCCACGGACAAATTTTGTAAAAATCGATGATTCAATAGCTGTTCTCACCTCATCGCTAAACAAAGAATCCTCGTAATTAGTATTTTTAAAAATATCATTCAACAGCATTATTTTTTCCTCCGGATTTTAGAAGTTCTGAATAGTCTATACTCTTTCTTATTTTATTTCGGTTATTTTGCGACCGGTAGTACCACACAATATCAGCAGGCATTTCATTTCGTTTTTCTGCTGCAAGTTCAAAGAATTGTTTTCTCTTTTCTACAGATGGCTGTAGTATTTGTATAATCCTAAATTGCATTTCACTACATGGCGGTACTACTCTACCTTTTAAGACATCAAAAAAATATGTTTTTGATATACCTAATTCTTCATAGAATTTTGTTTTGGTCATATTCTTTTCTTCTATCATTTCAGAAAGAAGCTCACCAAACGACCCCATGGAACAAAGAATTTTTCTTGGCAAATTACCACCCCTAAAAGTAAGTTAGTTAGTTAACTAACTTACTATATCATTCATATAAAAAAATGTCAATGTATTAAAATAACCATAATTGAAACATACTTTGTCAAAAAATAAAAAAGACCAGGCAATACGCCTGGCTTACTTCACTATCCTATCTTATAACGTTAATACTCCACCACGTGTCATAAAATCGTAAATCTTTCATCATTGATTGTAATGCCTTTTGTTTGCAGGCTCATTTTGTGCTTGTCAGCCCAGTGCGGTTGCTTGGTGATACCTTTGTAATACTCTTCAATAGACTTAATATACATGTCACCAGATTATAATATCAGGGACGGTTTTTTTACTATTTAGGTTATAGTTAAAAAATTCTAATTAACTATTAACAATTCACTAAACTCTTTATCTGCATTACTATATCTTGAAGTTAAATTGTTTTTTCTCTTAATTTCTTCAATTTTATAATCTTTATATAACTCTCTAATCTCTGGGCAATCATTATATGATAAAATAAATTTACCTTTTATATTAACTAATGCTCTCTTTAATCGTTCATGATCATCAGTAGTAAAGTCTACCTCTTTATAATAGTTTTCAGTACCGTAGTATGGTGGATCTAAATAAAATAATGTACCTTCTCTATCGTATGTGGTTATTATTTTTTCAAAATCTCTATTTTCTATTATAACTGAGCTTAGTCGATTTTGTATGTCTGTAAGATAATTAATATATTTTGCTGTATCCTTTTTTACGCATCCATATGTACTGGCTTTACTTCCATATGAAGTTTTTATTATCATAAAATATCTTGCAGCTCTTTGTATGTCTGTAAGTCCTCTGGTCTTATATTGAGCTAAATAGTCTTGAAACATTTCCCTGGAGTTTAGAAAATAATTCAGTTCTCTTTGCAATTCTTCCCTATGATATTTTACACACCTGAATATATTTACCAACTCGGAGTTATAATCATTGTATACTTCAAAATTTGCATGTTTATCTTTATAAAACAATACCCATGCTGCTCCTCCAAATACTTCGACATATCTATTTACTTTTTCAGGAAATCTATCCACTATTTCTTTTCTTAATAGTTTTTTCCCTCCTATCCAACTTAAAAAACTATCCATTTCATCACCTCAATATAATTATATCTTCATATTTGGGTATTGAAAATAGCGAAAATATATTTACATCGAACATTTGTTCTGTTATAATTTATTATAACTAAATATTCTGGAGGACTTAATTTGAAGTATTTAACTAATGCTCAATTTGAAATTATGAAGTGCATTGATGATTATACCAGAACTTACGGCTATCCTCCTACATATAGGGAGATTGCAATATTAACAAATAGAGTTTCTGTAAGCTCAATATATTGTCATATACAACTTTTAATAAAAAAGAACTATCTTAAGATGCAAGAACATAGCCCACGAACAATAACAATAATAAGTAATTATGATGAGACTCATATTAAACAACTGCATTAAAAAGGACCAGGCATAATGCCTGGTCACTTTACTATCCTATCCAACAATGCAAAAACTTCTCCACGTGTCATGAAGTCATTATATCTGGTGTCTTTAATCTCAATGCCTTTACTTTCCAAACTCAACTTATGCTCTTCAGCCCAATGCGGCTTTACAAAATAATTAATCGGATTAATGCACATCAAGAACTGTCCGGCATACTCTCCTTTTGTCCAAAAATAAGGATGTTCATACTTACAATTCCTTACTTCAAAATGAAGATGTGTAGCAGTGCTCTCTCCAGTATTGCCCATATGTCCGATTACTTGTCCAGATCTTACATTTTCCCCTGCTTTTAGCTTAAGATTTTGTAAATGAGCATATAATGTGCAATACTCATCATGCTCTATTATTATGTAATTACCATAACCTACTTTGATATTTCCACTATCGACCTTACTGACCATTACCACACCATCAGCAACTGCATACAGTTCATCGCCTTCAATGCCTGGCTTGATAGCTCCGATGTCGACTCCGCTGTGCCATTGATAGCCGCGAAAATCGCGCTTGCCAAACTCAGATGTTATTCGTTGATTTGCTGTTGGATTGTGCTTAAACTTAATCACTTTCATCACCGCCTACAATCGCATCTCCTGCGTTATCTATCTTATCTTTGGCTATGCCGAGTATCTTTATAAGGAAAACCGGCAACTCTATTCCTGCATGCTGCAGGTTCTCTGCATTAGATATTAATTCTCTTACAAGCAGCCAGGCCATCACAAGTGCTGTAACCATTATTTTGCTGATAACGCTTATTCCTATAACATCGGCCAATATAAGAAGCGCCTTGTCCAGAATTAGAGCCAAAATAATAAGCATACACATTCCTAACTTCTTGTATATGCCTTTTATGACAAGCTTGCTTTCAACTTCCTCATCAGGCCGTACCCTTGCAGCATAGATCCTTGTAATAAGGTCTGCAAACATAGCTCCTAGCGTTATAATAAGTAAAGGTGTAAAAGCTCCGAATATATTTGCTATAAAAGCATATATCACAGCTATTACACCAACTAAACCGGCTTTTATTTCATTGACTTTTTCTCCCATTATTGTCTCCCTTCAATCTTATCTAATATGCGTGTTAAAATGATTGCAAACTGCTCTCTTGTTACTGTTTCAGTTGGCCTAAAGGTTCCATCTTCAAAACCTACCAGCAGGCCTTCTGCCACACAGCGATCTATCGCAGCCTTGCTCCATCTTGTGTCTTCAACATCCTTGAATTGCATTTCCTCAGCTCCCCTCAGCTTTTCTAAGATTTCTAATTTATCTTCTAAAGGTAGTATTGGCAAGCCCCAACCATACTTAACAGGGTCACCTATGTCATTACTTATAGACTTAAGTATTTCAACGCATTCCTCCTGATTAAAATCCCCATACTTCTGCAGCAATAACGCTGTCATGGCAGCTAAAGCAGGAGATGCTGCGCTTGTACCTTGCCCTCTCGCCATAAAGCAGGCGAAATCTACTTCTCCTTGCGATCCATAATAAGCTATTTTAATATTACCATCTTCATATAATTTACAAGCTGACACTGTGATTGCCGTATTGTTTCTTGACCAAATACCATTGTCAACAACTTCATTGCCAGCGCTATTTAAAAAAATAACACCCTTCCTCTTTTGAATGTCTTTTAAATAATTCAAATATGCTGTAGAGGATGAACCAGAATATGATCTTGTAATAATTTTGATATTATACTTATCAATAACTTTTTCAAAATCAAGTTTTTCTCCATTGATAGTTACCGTTGCTTCTAACACTTTATCTCCGCTTGTTCTAACTGATATGATACTTTCTAACAAAGTTACTTCTGGAGCATAATCCATAATAACTTTAGAAGTCATTTCCCGATGATCGCCAGAACCTTCTGCATTCAGAATGGCTATGCCTATACCCCTATAACCCAATTCATGGTACTTCTTTATGTTAAGAAATTCTATTTGTCTTGCAAAATCTTTTTCAAGTAGTTCTGTATAAGCTGCCATGTTTATAATACCCCCAATGAATCTCGAACTTCCTGCTTCTCTTCGTTAGTCAAATTGACATACATTGCCAGAATTGATTCCAAGTCTTCACCCCTGGCTAGCTTAATTTTTATTCCTGCAATTATTACCTTTTTTTGAATCGTTGACATTAAACCGCACCTCCAATCATATCAGCCTGCAGCTCAATTAACAAATTTACATTTTCCACTGTTGCAGCTGATGTACCCTTTAAAATTGAAACTTCACTATTTAGATTTTCAATACCCAACATTTCTTCTGTTGCGGTGCTTTGATACTGTACCTGTACCCATTTGAACTTCCTACTTACCTTGTCGTACATAGGGTAATTCTTACTTAAGCCATTTACTATTGTCGGTGGCTCCTCATAATCTGTAATCAAAATATATTCTAATCCTGTCGGATTGCTTACAATTATAGTCTCATCGGCGATTGACAGTACTCTTGTCACATTTTTGCCTGTTGTTTCAATATTTATTGCTTTATTCAAATTATAGCCTCCTCAAATATGAATTTTATTATTTTATATAGTGTATAACAGTCGCGGATACCCCATTAAAAGAAATTGTTGCTTTATACGGATTAAAGAATACATTGTAATAACTGCTGCTTACCGTTGTGTATGATGTAACCCAACCGGAATATTGCATTGTTGCATAATTATAAACCATAAACGGCTTTCCGCTACTTGTAAATGTCGCTTGTGCTTTAGTAGAAAACAAAATTCCGTTGCTTGACGTCCAGCCGGTCGTGCCGGAACCACTCAACTGTCCACCAGTACTTACTTGTACAACATAGTCGGCCGGTAATATTTGAGGCATTGCCTCCAATGTTCCTACAATACCCCCAACATTAACGCCCTCTTTAACATTTCCCGAACTTAAATTAGATAAACTTGCTGTTATTACACCGCTGCCGCTGTGCCTTCCAGCGGGTATTGTATAACTTCCGCCTTGTGTTGTTAGTGTTTGATTAACTGTTCCCCTTTCAACCATGCTACCTGTTACCTGTGCACCGTCTACAAATGCAATTTTCGACGCCAATATGTCGCCCGCAACTGCTGTCCCAGCAGATGTATCAACAATATTGGCATTTCCAGCTACTCCAAATATGTTTGCCCCGGCTTTTATGTTTGCTGATATTAATTCCGCATCGCCAGCAATTGTTTGTATTCCGCTTAAATATTGACCTGCTGCAATCTGCTGATTTGTAGTCCCTGGTGTTATTGTTGCAGCCAATTTGCTTGGAATAGTGCCTGTTATCAATACTCCATCAACAAATGCGATTTTACCACTTAATATGTCTGCTGCAACTGCAGTACCGGGTGATGTATCAACCACACTTGAATTACCTGATACTCCGAATATGTTGACACCAGCTTTTATATTGGCTGATATTAAACCAGGGTCGCCTACTACTAAACCGCCTCCGGTATCATAAATGCCTTTTGGAATCTCTTGGTTTACTGTACCTGGCGTAATGCTTATGCCGATTTTTTCGGCGCTGGTTATTTTGCTTGCAAGCTGCACATGTGTATCAGCTATTAGTACAGCTATACCTACACTGTTGAGCGCATCAACTATCAGACCTTTTTTCGTCTCAATGTCCGTATTTAAAAATTCTATATTGCCTTCAATTCTATTAAAATCACTTGGAAGAGGGCTAGTGGGATTGGTGTCCCAGTCTGTTTTAGGTGTTGTCCATGGCATTTAATCACCCCTTATCCTAATAACTCTTGCAAGTATTTAATGTTTTTTTCAATTCTGTTAAAATCGTCTTTTGTAGGTACATTATTATATGTCCAATCTGTCTTAGGTGTTTCAAACATAACTACACCTTCCTTCCACTTAATTTTGCATTTAATGCACCGTTAAATTCCAGCTCCTGCTTTATTACAAAGTAATCATTCTGCTCCAGCTTATCTGTCACCGTTATTCTGTCCCCCAGAAGCATTGCAGGATTTCCTCTCCAATCTACTTCTACGTCTCTTCGGGGATTCTTGTAATATGCAAGCAGCCTGTCTGCAATTGTTTCTGCAACGGCCACCGTCTGCACTAAAGTATTACCCGGATAAGTATATTTTAAGGTGCCCATATCAACGATTGAGTCTGCATCCTGGCGTACCACCTTATCCTTGTTCAATATCTTCAATGGCTGCGCATTGATAGTCAGTTCAAATGTTCCTGCAGAAACACTATAGACTTTAACCGTTGCTCCCCAGGCGTAATATATTGCGCTTGTAATGGATCCTGTTCCAGATATACTAGCTGCAGCATTAATGCATGGAGCATTGTTATAATATGCTGTGACTGTCTTTGTTTCGCCTGCTGCAATGCTTATGACTTCGTTTGACCTGTATACCTCCTGCAGCACATCTGGACGTAAAGGCTTTGTTTCTACTTCGATATAGTTTGCAACCTCTGACCATTTAACCGGGTTATCCTTGCTGAAGTAATCATCCCCTGTCAGAGTTTCTACTGGTACTGTCTGAGACTGTAAATATGATGGTCCTTCGATTCTGATTACTCCGTTTCTGTCACAATAAACCTGTCCCAGACAAGCTTCAGCTATTTTTCTTAAAGCTTCACGATGTGACTGATCTTCGAAATAACTATAGGGAACAAGATAATTCTGCAGCTCCGTGTCAATAAAATATTCCTCTTCAGTTAGCCCAGCATCCTCCAATACAGTAATGGCCAAACTGTATAATGTCTGATTGACTTGCACCTGTGAAGTGTTGTATGTAGATTTTCTAAGCATTTCTAGTCTGTCTCTGCCGGTAGTCTGAGCGTAAACATCCTGCTCAGGTACATTCCAGTCACCGGACCAGAATACGCCTAAAGGAACATACTCTTTTCCGGTTGTTGTGTTAACACCTATCCATGCTTTAATCCTTCGGTTTTGTTTTAATGTTTGGTAAAGTGGACTTTGAGTGTTGCCGGCATCAAATTTTCTGTTTGCATTATATAACCTTATGTCAATTTCATTGGATGAGATATTCCCAACCGGCAGCGAACCTTGCCCTACTTCCCTTTCCTCAAGCATGTTGATCATGAGGATGTCATCACCTTCATATACTTCCTGAATGGATGTGAAGAATTCAATTATCTTGCATTGTCTTCCTTCATGGCTCCATTTAGTTATTTCAAGCACCATTTTTACTACTTGAGTGATTGCACTGCTTAGAACTTTATTCCACGATATGAGCGAATTTGCCGCCACAGTCTCTGTGTGCAGCAAGACATAAGCAGCGCCATAAAGCTTGATAGTGAAGTCCACCGGATACTCACCCCTGGAAGCATCACCGACAACCTTTAACTTCGTAATTGGTCTTGATAAAAATGTTACTGTCAAAGTTGGATAAGGCGCAGTGAATGTTCCTCCGGATCCGGCCAGATGGCTTCCCCACCATCCCATTTGATGAGTTGCTATCTCATCAGAAGTAGGAGCCAGTACATAGGTACCATCCAGCACCCATGAGCCGTCAAGACTTGCTATTTTGCCGGCTGGCTCCTGAACATTGTCGGCAGTCTGGTCCGGAAAGGATATATTTGCTTCCTCGTTTGCAGTAACGCTTATTGACTGATCAAGAAAAGGATCTGTGTAATCTATCTGAACCTTACCGTATATTCGCCTTGTTTGAGCTTTAATTTTTTCCTTAAATCCTGCGCTTACTTCATACATGTCTACACCTCTTCTAACGTAATAGTAACATTCTGATTAAGTGTAGTATTATGCTTCAAAATACTATAAGGCAATGATGTTATACTTGACTGAACAGTTTTAATTCCATCAGAATCTTTATATTCAAATGGCACTGAATTCCCTGATAAATAAGCATTCTTAAAGACTGCTGCAGTTGTTGGCTTTAACCCTTTATATGTTAATGTGTAACTATTTTTTGTTGCTATTATATCTTTAACATATCTTCCGCTAGCTGTTCTGGCACTGACTCCATATTCTACAGGATTAACTTTTAATTCTTCAGGTTCTAATATCTCAATCCCATTTAGTTTCATCCTGTCACCCCTAACCTATAATTTTCATCGATTCTGACACTGCTAAGTTTTCTCTCAAGCTGTTTTAATCCATAGTCATCAGCAACCAAGGTGCCTATATTCAAATTTAATGTTATTGATTTTCTATTGAACATGTTGCTTAACTGTTCTTCATTAAACACCTGTGTCCCACGTGGCAAACTTACAAGCTCTTTGTCATTATCTCCAACCCAGGCTAACCCTCCTGGATGATAAGCAGTACCTGAAGCATATTTAGGGATGTAGTTAAGATCCTTCTTAAGAATCTCTTTAGCAACTCCTAAATCAACATCATATAATTTGGAATATGCTCTTATTTCTTTATCATACGAATTTTCAAAATTTTTCTCCTGTTCATTGTACTGTTTTCTGCTTGAATCCTTTTCACTACTGCTTAAGCTGTTATATTTGTTAATTTTAGACATCGTTTCAGATGATACTAAATTTTTTACAGCTTCTACGGCTGAATTGGCAGTATCCGTTATAGTTTGGATAGTTGCATTTATACCGTTTGCTACACTATTCATAGCATTTAAAGGTTTATCTGAATTGCCTTCAATCCCTTCTGCAAGTCCTTCATCTAAATATTTTCCGTATTCAGCCATTACTTTTGAAGGAGATGCTATGCCCCATTTTTCTGCAAATGCGCCAAGTATACTGCCTGCAAATTCTTTTACTTTACTTAACAGCAGATCTTTAGCACCTAATATACCATTCCAAAGGCCTTCAATAAGATAATTACCTATGTTAACTCCACCCGAAAAAATATTCTTAATACCATTTATAACAGATTCAGCTAATTCTTTAGCGATAGTACCTATATTGCCTTTCATACCGCTTATTCCTTCACCGATTTTAGTTATAATAGATTTTCCAAGGCTTGCCCAGTTATATAAGGTTATAACATTTACTATAGCTAATATTATCTGTGGTATATTTGCCACAAGTGTTGGAATACTGTCAATAATTCCTTTTATTAGCATAAGTATTATATCAAAGCCAGTTTTCAGAATTTTAGGTACTTGAGCATAAATAGCACTTGAAAATTCATTTATTATTCTAGGTACTTCCTGTATCAAAGTAGGTAAGGAACTTACCAAACCTTGAACTAAGGCCAATATTAGCCCAATACCCATGTCAACTATAGTTCCTATATTACCTGTTATATTATCTGCTAAGCCTGTAACAATTGAAATTGCTATGGGAATAAGCATAGGTATTGCACCTATAATTCCATTAACTAACGATTGAACAACACCTAAACCTGTTTGTATAATTTCAGGTAATTCTTGCATTATCCCAGTAACTAAATTTGTAATAATTGACATACCGGTTGCTAAAATCATAGGAATATTTTCAACTATTCCACCTGCGAAAGAAGTAATTATTGATTTTGCACCTTCAACTATTTCAGGTAATTTCTCAATAAATTTATTGGTCAAGTCACTTAATGTTGCGCCTATTATTTCTCCAATCTGCACTGCGTTCCCATTAGCTCCTTGAATAGCTGTAGAAAAGTCAGCCATGTATGTAGTCGCACCCTCTGCAAGACTAGCAAGTCCTGGTAAAAGCATAGTAACAACTGAATTAGTTAAGCCCTCAGTTGTCAGTTTGAGAGTATCAAGAGTATCTCCAAGAGATTCACCTGAATTTATTGCATCCTCAGACATTACAATTCCAAGTTCTTCTGCCTTTTTCTTCAAAGCTTCAATTCCACTTGAACCCACATTTAAAAGCGGTGCTAATTCTGCATAAGATTTGCCAAATATATCATTTGCTAAAGCATTTTGCTTAGTGGTATCAGTCATATCCGCTAAGTTTGCAATTACCTGTGCAAAAGCTTCAGCGGAAGAAATACCATCAATATTAACTCCTAATTCTTTATAAGCTTCACTTGCTGCCTTTGAACCTGTAGTTGCATCTGCAAATGCCTTTTGCTGCTTAATCATTGCATCTTCTAGTGTTGATATTTCCATTCCACTCATTTGAGCAGCATATGCATACTTTTGTAGTTCTTCTGCCCCTACGCCTGTTTTATTTGCCATGTCAGATATAGATCCACTATAATCTAATGTATTTTGAACTGACTCGCCTATATTTTTTGCAACTACTAATATTGCAGAACCCAGCGCCTTTACACCGCCTATTATCGCTTCACTTATAAGGTTAGCTTTTATTATATCTCCAAACGATAGAGTTTTTTCCCCTGCTTCATCTGCATTTTTGCCAAACCTTTTAACTTCTTCAGCCATGTCATCAGTTGCTTTGTCACCCTTTTCCAAGGTTTCAGTATTATTTTTCAGCTCACGCTCCATTTTGTTCAAATCAGCTGTAGCTTTGTTTAATGCTTGTCTCCATCCTTGAGTGACGTTATCGTTTTGTCCATACTTTTCTGCACTTACTGCTAATCCTTTTTCAAGCTCTGAAAGTTTATTTTTTTGTTCGTCAATCTGTTTGTTCAATACTTTATTTTTTGCAGTTAATGATTCGGTGCTTTGCTCATTTTTATCAAATTTTGATGTAACGGCCATCATTTCAGTGCCAAGAGTCTTTAAATTTGTGTTGATATTTTTTATCGCATTTCTAAAATCCGTTTCACCTTCAATGCCTATCTTGGGTCCAATATCATAAGCCATAATTTTTACCTCCTTCCTTTTTAGAATGGTATTGCATCATCTAGTGTTTCTTCTTTCTCCAGTTCTGCGTATGTTGTTCTGTTATATTTTAGTTTATTTTCTAGATCAAAAATATTTTTGTAGGCCTGATACAACTTGTCAAATTTATAAAATGTCATATGCCCTACTTGCTTTTCAGTAAAACCCATTTTCTTGCCCATAAGTAAAAGCCACGCAAAATTTATTAAGCTATCTCCGTCTCCGGATCCGCTTCCGTCATCTGCGTGGTCTTCTCGTTTTTTTCATTTGTTACCATACTTTCAACTGTAACATTTTGAATTGCAGATGTAATTTCTGTCAATCCAATGCATGAAATCAGCCTACCTACTTGCTTTTCTGTAACAAATTCTCTTTTTTCACCTTTTTCTTCATTTTCGATGTCAATGCCTTCATTGATAAATTCCTTCATGGTCCATTTTAAATCTTTTATTCGTGGTTCTCCTGATGATGGTTGCAATACTTCTCCCCATTCTTTCATTGAACCATATTTTTCTTGTACAGACTCCATAACATTAAATGTGAAGGCTACAGGGTATTCTTTCCCATCAACTTTTATATATTTAATTATGTCTAACATTAGTCCTCCTATCTTAAAAAAGAGTGGAGTTAATCCACTCTTAAGCTGTTATTATATATTCATAGTTCGCAATCTCTGAATTACTAGAACCTGCTTTTGTTGCAATAGCTCTTAACATAGTTGTTGCTGCAATATTAATGCCCACGCTGTAAAGAGTTCCATTTGTCGCAGATGGTGTTGTACCATTTGTGGTGTAGTAGATAGCTTCACCTTCGCCAGCTGTCAATTCAACTGACTGCGCCACTGCATATGATCCAGCTGCTACGCTTGCTACTGGGGTCTTGCAAATTGGTGTTATGACTGCTTTGCCATCTAGCCATGCTATAGCTTCCGCCTCTGTATTAAACACCTTTTCATCTTTCCAATCTCCATTAATGTCTTTCATAATTGTTCCCTCGATTGATGGAGTTTGGAATACAACACTTTCACCTTGTGTCTCAGTTTCATCATTTGGCTCACCAAATTGCATCTTTTTAAGCCAGATTGCTCTCCATTTATTAACATTGTTTCTTTTTATTTTTCCATAAAAGCCATGACCAACATATGGAGAAATATCATTGCTGTTTGCAGTCATTTCGCCATTGACAATGGCATGCCCAAGAAGTACGGATTGTACTTCTAATGGAAGTTCATTGATCCCTAGGGTTTCAGTACCGCTTATAAAGCTCTGGTCTATTTCATCAATATCATCATCTGCATAAAGGATTGTATTGTTTTTGTTTATAGCGATACTTGCACTCATTGCCTTTGCAATAACAGCTCCATTGGTATAAACCGGTAAACCTGTTGCATCTGAATAACGAGCATAAACAGGATGCTTTAATCCTACCCTTTTCATTTTTTGTTTCCTCCTACTCAAATATTATTTTTATTTCTTCATCACATTTCTTTCGCATTTCTTCTAACGCTTTTTTCTTAGATCTATTAACAGCCTGTCTCACAAAAGGTTGTTTCTGTCTTACTGATGAACCGCTTTCAATTGACCTGGCAAGTAATTTATTTGGTAGCCCCTTTGGATATTTCATGGAAGGATAGCTGCCGTAACCGTCAAAACCAACCTTTGTGTTAACATAGCCAGTATCGTCAACACCCGGAGGAGCAATGCCAAGACTGTCAGCTAAATCCTTAAGTTCTCCATAAGTAGATACATCAAATTTCTCACCACTCTTTAATTGCTTAAGTCCATCAACCGGCAGGCTTTCTATTCCTCTTCTGATTTCATCCGCAACCGGTTGAGCTCCGGCCATAACTATATCCTTAGATATTTCAGTAGACTTATTTGCAAGCCTTGATAATTGCAGTGCAAGTTCATCAGTTCCTTTTATAGTCATCTTAGCCATTAAATCATCTCCCACAACCATTCATAGTGAATGTAACCTGTATCCTCTTCATATTGAATTGAATTAAGTCTCCATACTAAGTCTGCGGAATTTAATTTATCCTGGATCAATTCAAAATTAAGATCAAATTCCGTCTTTGTAAAGTAATCAATTGTACCCTGCAACACTTGATCTACTTTCTGATCATCAGCATTACTTGATCCAGCTTCTCCATCCTCAGCCCATACTATGTATTTATCCGGCTTAGCATAAGCCTTAAAATGAAACGTATTAGGGGTAACTGTCAGTAATAAATCTCTTAGATCAGTTAACTTCATAAGCAACCTCCAAACGTTCTAATGAAAGGTCCATACAAGGTGGTTTTACGTCTGGCGGATATTGAACTTGCATAATGTTGTATTGCTGTCCGTTTAGAATAGCAACGTCATGAACATTAACAGAATTGATTCTTGGCACTCTTAAAAGTTGTTCAATTCGTGCTTGTTCCTGGAGTGCTGTCCAATACCTACCCATGCCAACAACTCTTTCTTCAAAACGCAAAGAGCCCACCTTTAGTGTTAGACCATCTTCTTTAGGCATGTTTCCGGCATCTGCAGTATTTTTTACACTGTATATATTCACGATGCCATCATTAAACGGTTGTGTCTGGGTTGGCAATTTCATAAGCTTCAACCTCCTTATCAATTTGAAGAGAAAGCAGCTCATTTAAATAATTCTTTTGAAACATTTCTAACGCATTAGAACGGGCATATCTGCAGTAATCTAATAACAGCTCCTTAGGCTTATCATTTGTCGTATAAACCATTTCAGAGCCAGCAATCCTGTCTATATATTTAATTCCACGTTCTATAATACCTGTTAGCTTTTCATCAGTAGCAGTGTCTACCCAGGTAATGTCTAAATATCCTCTAACATCTTTTAATAATCCTTCAGGTAATGACATTCAATCACCTACTTTTAGTTTTCTTATTTATTTCCTCTACAAAAACACCACGAGGCCCAGTGTTTAATTCACTGAACCTCGCTTTTGTTACTTAATTTCTGTCCCTATAGGAACTATTTTAAAGAGTATTTGTCTGAAAAGGACCTAACTACTCTCACTTTCATTTATTACACCACTTCGTGAGTATTTACTGTTCCACTAACTGTTACAGTTTGAATTGTAGGTACTAATCCACTGATATCAGCATATACAAATGCCTTATTGTCAAGTGGTTCACCATGGCCATAAAGCTTAACCAGATATGTCCTTTCATCTTCAAGGAATTTATATTCATCAGAATATTCAATTTTCCCACTCTTAGGTGTCCCTATTCCCATGAAATATCTTTTTCCAAGTCCAAATATAGCATCACCAGCAGCCAATCTTGTAGACTGGATAACTTTTGTTGGGAATGGAAATACATTATTTACATAAGTACCATCTGCACTTCTTACTGTTGTAGCCGGCATAACTTTAGTTAAATAATCCGTTGGATTTACGACCATGATTACTTCATTAACTACCCTTGCTTTTCCATTTGCATCAACCGCCATACCACCTATTAACGCACCATAAGAAATAGGATCCAAGCTTATTACCGCTGTTTTTGCTTTTAATGGATATACTCCATCGGTAACTACTACACCAGCACCAACTTGACGATTCATTCCTATAGGCATATCTTTTCCAGTACCATTTATAATACCTTCTTCAAGCCCATTAAATAAAGCTTCACTTAAAATGCTTCTAACATATCTATCCATCCATACTGGACCAAGGTCAAGCATAGATTTTGCAACAGGTAAAAATGCAGATAGTTTATGCAATCCCATATTAATTTTCTTGAATCCGCTTGTGAGTTCTTTTACAATTGTCGATGTTAAGGTTCCCCAAGTTGCTAATTCAGCTCCATTAGTATTTACCAGGAACTCTATCAAACCTGAAGTATTTTGAAAATTAATCATATCGAGCAAAGGATGAGCTGTAGTTAAATCTTCGAAAACTGCATCAATAGTAGTAATTGGCAACACAACATCAAGGTCAGTTAAAGCCTGCTGTGGATTTGATGTTCTCATTGCATCTATAACTTTTTGATAATAATTATTTTCTTCAGATGTTAGCTGTCTAACACCTCTTCCAACTAATACATTGGTATCTGTAGCCTGAATTAAGCCTCTTGCTTCTTCTATTACCGCTGCCTGATTAATTTCCGAAAGTTCATTCCACGCCTGTGCAAGTGCTTCCATGTTGTCGTCCTTTTGCGCTTGTGCTATTTTGTTTAATGCGTCTGTTTTCCTTTGTTGCAATAAGTCTTTGTTTTTCATATTCTTATCTCCTCTATTTTAATATTTGATTTATAAATCTATTGAATTTACTTTGTCCTATGAGCTCTGTGTCAGGATCCTTTGGTTTCGGCATATTCTGAACAGGAGCCTCAACCAATTCTTTAAATTGCGCTGTTAAAGCTTTGCTGTAACTCAACTGTTGCTCTAATGTTTTATTGATTTGCTGCAGCATTTGTTTTGCTTCAGTTAAGTCAACATCATTTCCTTGAATCTCGTCACAGAATCCATATTCATAACATTGTTGAGCTGTAAGCCAAGTTTCAGCTTCCATTAGTTCAATCAATTTTTCTTCAGAAATCTTACCATTAGATTTTTCTAAGTAAGCTTGTACATTGCCTTGCATTATTACGTCTAAATCATCTGCAGCTTTCCTTAATTGTTTTGAATTTCCACATACGCAATTTAACGCGTTGTGAATAAACATCATTGTATTGCGAGGCATTATAATTCTATCCGCCGACATGGCAATCGTCGCTGCAACGCTACAAGCAAAACCATCAACATAAACAATCTTTTCAGCTGAATGCCTTTTAAGTTGACTGTATATAGCAGTTCCCTCAAAAACACTTCCACCATAAGAGTTTATATAAATTTTAATTTGAGTTACATTTGGATATTTTGCAAGTTCACTCCTAAAATGATTAGCAGATGTTTCACTTTCTACAGCTTCACCTTTCCACCAATCATAGTAGTCACCTTTTACATCCCCATAAATAAACATTTCCAATACACTTGGATTATCTATGGATTGTTTTAATTCCCATACCTTTTTTACCATCTACTCACCTCCTTCTGATTTTTTAGATAAATTAGGATCATCTCCTAAGGAGTTTAACAACTCCTCAACTGTGCCATAATTCTTAGTAATATAATGTTGCCATGCCCAAGGCTCATCAATAATTGGTTCTCCAACAAGTTTTCTAATATCATTTATACAGAACCCACCTGAACCAATTAACTTATCAATCGCTGTCGAGACACTTAAGAGATCTATATGCTTAATTGCCTTAGTATCAATCTCTAAATAAGTACCTTGCATAAAACCACTATAACCGGAACGCTTACGATTCGTTTCTTCCTGCAACATATCAATTAATGGATCAACACAAAAGGTCAAGTAGTTATTAACTACTGTTTCATTTACATTTGCTAAATCGCCTTTTAACATTACTGGTGGAATTCTAAGAGCTCTTGCTGTAAAATCATATACATCATCAATCATTGCCTTGATGTCTCTTGTACCCTCATTACTGTAAGTTTTAGAGCCTATATCTGTGTATTTGTAACCATCAAATAATGGCAATACAGCATTGTCAGCCTCAAAGAATTTTTTAAACCTCTCATTCATTAGCTTTTCAAAGGTCTCTTTGAAGTTTGTTTTTCCTTCAGCAATTGTATTTACTTCTAAAGTCCCCTTGCTACCTCTTGACTTTTTATAACTATTCTGGCCGTAAGTAATGAGCTTTCCATAACCTTCATACATTGCATTTATGACTTTTCTAACATCTTTGTTATTAAGCTTGAAGTACATTACTTCCGACATCAAAAACGTCTTATTGAAAGTAAAATCTCCAACCGTAACTCCAGAAAATTGACAATCAAAAAGCGCATAGTCTTTTTTAGTAAAACTATCCGCCACCAAGAGCTGTCCATTAGATTCTACAATCAAGCATTCATTTTCTTCATAAAGTTTAGAAATCCACTTATGTATAAATTCGCTTGAGTTTTGATTCCTGTTTGGTTCAATATTAAATAAATAATATTCCTGAGCTTTTACCTCCTTATTTTTAAAAAAAGTTTTAAACTCACACTTACTCACTGAGTTTGCAATCAAATTTATAGCAGTTTGAAAAGCTAAATTTCTGATTACAAGCTCAGCCTGTAAATTAAAAAACTCTTCAATTTCAACTTCAGTTGGTGTAGTATCACCTGCAAATCTGTTTATCAACCAAGTTATTATACTCACATTTTCCTACCCCCTTTCTAATATGTATAAACATCAATATCAGGTGTCTCAGAACTTCCTCCGTCCCCCAATTCACTTTCAATTGTCATTGCTGCAACTAATGCCATGAATGGATCCGTCTTTCTGCTCTTACCTTCAATTTTGGCATAATAATAATTACCTGTGTCTGTTCCTTCTTTTTTTCCTGACCTAACCTTTTTAGTATTATTAACTGCCCAACGCATCAAAGGATTATCTCCCCAAGCAAAATTATGATTTATAAAACAACTTTTTATAACTGGTTCAATCATCATTACATCTGTAGGTCTAACTAACTTAATATTTTTGTAATCCTTGTAATCAAAACCTATTTTTTTTAGAGATGCAGCAATCAAGGCGTATCTAAATCCATCTAAGGCTAATTTTGTCAGGTTGTATTTTACTGCCTGCTCAGCAATCCATTCAGCTATTATGTCTGGATTAATTTCAGCTTCATCAACAAATGTAAGAAATCCTTGTTTTTCCCACTCATGTACAGGAGCCTTAATCCTTGGTAGATCCAAAGAATGAACACACACCCATGAGTGAGTTATCCAATATCTTTTATCTCCAACTCTAACTAGTATTCCAGCACTCGCAAAGTCTGTTACGCTTGCATAATCTATTCCCACTACTCCATTTTTGCCAGATAGATTTGGGACATCTCCACATGCTGCAAGGATATTCTCCCATGAAGTTACTTCAATCTCTTTGTTGCCATCTGGTATATTCATACGTTTTGTCATAAATGCACTAAATTGTGAAGGATTAAGTTTCCAGTCATGATATTCTTTTTGAATTTCTTCTCTTAAGCTAGGCAGGTATTTCAAAGAAGGATTAGCCATTTCCCAATTTTTAGGATTGTCAACATCTTCTTTTTTATTTAGCCTGCAAATAAAAGGCAACATTCCATTATCTGAAATATTGCCTTTTAATATTTGTTGCGCTCTTTCAATCATATGATCCAAAGGACCATCTCTTACATCTCCATTGGTTGTTGCATATGTTCTTCGAGGATGTGGTTTCTTCCCTAATCCTGTTGTAAATACATTTATGTTCGCATAATCTTCGTACTGATGTATTTCATTAAAAACTACAATCCCGGAGCGTAAACCATCTTTACCTTTTGGGTTATTTGTCCTATATTTTATTTTAGATTTAGTTTTTAAATTTAATATCTCTTCTTTATTCCAATAATAATGCTTTTTGAGTTTCTTTATTTGATTAGGTGTTTCTAACACTCCATATATATCATCAAAAGGAGCTTTTGCCTGCTGCTCACTATTCGCACAAATGTCAACATCATAATGCTTAATACCATTATACGGTGATGTCAAAGCAAAACTTTCGAATGCTATATAACCATCTTTCCCAGCACCTCTACCTATCAGCAAAAATAAATCTGGCCAACGTGGCAAGCCATCTGCTCTATATGTGCAGCAATGTAAAGCAAAAACAAATTCTTCCCAGTCAAAAAGCTGTTCATAAGGAAAGTACTTTGTAAGGCCAAAATATTTTTCTAATTGTTCATCATCAGTATATATATCTTCAGTTTTAAAACACTTTCTAATTAGGACAACTAATAAATGCTGTTCTTCGCATGATTCTATCATTCCTTTTTCTACAGCTTCTATGTAGCGTAAAATATGTGGGTTAATTTTAGAGTTCATCTTCATCCCCACCAGCCTGGGCAGGTTTTATTCCCACTTCGGCTAATAGTTTTAGCATTTGAGCATTTATTTTCATAAGCTGGTCTACACATTCATTTTTTTTAATTCCAATCTGTCCCCCACCATTGTTATATTCTACACTAACTCCTCGCTCTTTAATATCTTTTATCAGGAGGCATTTAGTTACCCACATATCCATATAGTCTTCTATGAGATCAACATAATATTTTCCTATGGTTCCATTACGTTCATTCTGATCAAGAAGATCCTTTTTAATTTCCTTATACAATTTTGCCCTGTAATATTTCTTGAACTCATCGTTCGTAATTTTTTCTTCACTCATTTTCAAACCACCCCCTCATGCGCGGAGCATTATCTCTTCTGTATTACCCCAGCCGAGTTACAGCATTTCGTATTAAAACGCGTTTTATTTTGACCGGGGGTATATTTCTAATGTTATTCTCTCGTGTTCCTCTTTACTCATTGCAATAATATTTGGCACAAACATACTACTGTTACATTTCGGACACATATGTCCGTCTGCTGTTCTTTGTGGATATTCTTTCTCATAATTACAATCGATACATTTAAGCGTAATATGCTTAACCATCTTTACCATCTCTCCTCTGTCAAAGGTTGCTTGATTTCCTTTTGCCTATAACCATGTCGTATCTCATGATGATTATGACACAATGGAATTAAGTTCTTATACTCTTTACCCTGAAACATATACGTCTTACTGAGTGCTAACCTTGGATGCTTCCTTACATACTGCTGATGATGTACTGTATCTGCTTTAGTATAAAATCCCTTAGCTTTACAATCCTGGCATTCATACTTATATTCAATCAATACTTCTTTGCGTAGCCTTCGCCAGTACTTTGAGTTATAAAACTCTTCTAACTTATCCTCAACAATAAGCTTTCTTATCCATGTACCAACTTCATCCTGATTTAAAATATTCAAAACTACCCACCCCAAGCCCTATGCAGTTTATTTTCATGCCTGCATCATCACAAATAAAAAAGAACCCTATTAAGAGTTCTCAAAATATAATTAATATAATTAAAACTAAAATCAATATGATATTAATAATCGGTATTAAACAACCATGCGATGTATAATATCGGCCATGTGATCTTCCTCTGTAATACCCTCCAGGCTTATATTTATAATTATGATACCCCAACGTATAAACCCCCTCAATGCATTTTCAGTATTAACTTCTCCATACCGAGCCGTCTGTAATCAGCTCTACGCTTTCATTTGGATAAAGAATCGCATTTGTTTTTCCCTTTTCAGTTCCTATTAAAGTCACAATTTCATCACCTATGTTATAAATTTTCTTAATGATTCCTGGTGTTGTTGCCTCATGTAAAGTGATTGTAATTGCACCTTTTGCAAATATTACTTCGCTGTCAGATTCCAATAAAGTTTTGTCAGCAGTTAATGTAGTTACCTCATATCTTGCATTCCCGTTCATAATAACCCCCAAAATTAAATTTTTCTATATTATAACATGGAAATTATTTCCTTACAATAATATAAAAAAATAACCTCGAATATCTGTAGTAAAAGCGCCTTTAAATACACGAACATTACTATTAATTATAACTATTTGTATTCGTATTGCTTGATTTGAATGTGCTATTTTCTTAGTAAATCAAACATTCAATTTAATCCTGTTTCTTCATACAGTATATACTTGATATTTTTTATCCTCGAATGTTCATATACCAAAATATAAAACATTCAAAAGATAAATAAAAAATTATAGGATTAGAGCATTGAGACTTTTGCTGTAATTGTCATAGTCTCTTCTGTCTAATCCCAGGTATCTTTTTGTTTCTTCTATGCTGCTGTGCCCAAGCATCTCCTTTACAACAACAATGTTATAGTTACTTTCAACAAAGATGCAGTATGCATATGTCTTTCGCATGCTGTGAGCAGTGATGTTATCAAGTCCAAATGCCTCTCCGGCTTCCTTAAGGATATTGGATACCCGTGGAACACCTATGTGATCATAGCTCCCTTTCCTGGATGGGAACATGTACTCGTAGTCCTTCTTGTCCTTGATGTAATTTTTCAATATCTTCTCAAGCTTTACCACTATCACAACTTCTCGTGGCTTCATATTGCACTTTCTTATGTTCTTGCTGTTGGCCTTCTTTGCTTCCATAATCCTGAAATAGCCAGCTCGCAAAGCTGCCTTAATGTCTCTGATCTGAAGTGCCACAAGATCACCAGCACGATACCCGGTTGCCACTCCCAGCACGAAAAGCACATAATCTCTTTCATTCTGTTCTTTTAAATAATCCTGAATATCCAGCACTTTGCTTGGCTGTTTTATTGGGTTTGCCGGTCTTTTGTACATATATCCTCACCTACTTGATAACACTATAGTGTTCACGAATGATAAAAGGCACCCTTCTGGATGCCTTTTAATTTTTATAATTTTAGTTATTATCATACTACCATGAAATTTTTCCCATAATGTCCCATGTTTCATTTTAAATTTTCAAGTACCTTTAAACATACGATTAGAACTTTCTTTTTATATGAGTAAACATCAAATTTTCTCATGAAAATTTTAATCATAACAAAAGTAATTAAAACCATTATAATCATGTACAATTGTTTTATTAATTCATAATTCGTTGTACTTATTACCAAGCCCGCTGTAACACCAACTAACCCAAATATACTTACCATTGAAGACATATCGTGGTCTAAATCATTCAAGCTTTCAATATCTATTTTTAAAAGCTCTTGAATTTTTTTGCTTTCTATGCCTTCAGCTTTTTTAAAGTATTCTTTTAATAAATCACTTACTTCATTATATAGTTTTTCGGTGTTCTTGCATGAATCTTTATTATAAAGTTTCTTTAATTCTGAATTGGTAAATTCATCATAGTTCATAATTATTTCCTCATATGTTTTTCTATATTATACCATTTTTGTATCATTAGACAATAGGCATTTACTAAAGTCTAATTTTCTAGTTTGTGAACTCAATTAACTTTTGTAATGCTTTATCATGCAATCTATATACCTGACTCTTCTCATATGATACACTGCTACATATCATCCAAGTCTTATATCTTTTAAAATACTTTAATTCAATAACTTTCTTTTCAACAGGTTCTAGCATATTAATTAATTCATCAATTGTATTTCTTTTTTTGAACGCCTTTTCAAGCCGGTTTTCAAGTTTGGCCACCTCCTGCCCGTATGTGACCATGATCTTTTCAACATTTGCATAAACAGTGTCAGAAATATTACTGCCGCCTGGCATCCCGGTTAAGCAAGGAATACTTAAATCTCTTTGTGAACTTATTGCCTCGCCAAGATTAATAATTTTTTCATTTATGCCTTCAATTTCATCTTCTATGTAAGTGTAACTGTATAACAAGTTTTTCAATTTCGTTGTCTTCTCATCATCTTTAAACATCGCTTCACCACTCTTTCTATAAAAAGTCTGCATATCCCGTCATTGTCTTGCCTTCAATCTTCAGTAAATAATACTTATGTTTAGTCCTCACTATTTTAAAACCGCACAATCTCAAACTTTCAGCTTCCAATTTACTCACTTCTTGCATATGTTAGCCTCCCGTTAAAATGG